TCATTTGTGTCAAGTAGTTACTACTTTCTCAAAAGGTTTGATTTCTTTAAATAACCTTACAAGACAAAACCAATTCTTTGGCACAGGAACAAGTGGAACTGACTTTAATATATCAAGTGCAACGGCTACTCATACTTTTAATTTACCTATTGCTTCGGCTATAAATACAGGAAAACTTAGTTCATCGGATTGGTCGGTATTTAATTCTAAAGAATCTGCTATTACTGCAGGTACTACTGCACAATATTATAGAGGCGATAAAACTTTTCAAACTTTAAATACAACGGCAGTTGTAGAAGCAACAAACCTTTACTTTACAGATGCAAGGTCAAGAGCTGCTTTAAGTTTTGCTGCAGGTAGTGGTGCTTATAATAGCACAACAGGGGTAATCACAATACCTACAAATAATAACCAAATCACAAATGGTTCTAACTTTATAACCTTAACTTCTTTAAGTGGAGGTGTAGGAATAAGCTACAACAATACAACAGGGGTAATTACTAACTCTGCTCCTGACCAAACTGTTTCTTTAACGGAAGGTGCAGGAATATCAATTAGTGGTACTTATCCTTCGTTTACGATAGCTTCAACGATTACTCAATATACAGATGCGTTGGCAAGAGCATCAATTAGCTTGACCACAACAGGTACAAGTGGAGCTGCAACTTATAACTCAACAACAGGAGTATTTAATATCCCACAATATCAAAGTGTGCTTACAAATCCTGTAACAGGAACAGGTACAACAAACTACCTACCTAAGTTTACAGGTGCAAGTACGATAGGTGATAGTGCAATTACAGATGATGGAACAACAGTTACTTTAGTTTCAAGAGCATTAAGTGGAACAAGTGCTACGTTTAGTGGCAATATTGCATCTACAACAAATACTTACACTTTAGATAATATAGGTAGTAAATTAGTTTTAAGAAACACAACAAATACAAGTGGATTTGATGTTGGTCTTTTAGGTGGTAGTGGTGATGCAAGTGCATATCTATTGAATAGGGCAAATGCTCCATTAATTTTTGGAACAAATAATACATTGTATTTAACAATAGCATCAAGTGGACAAGTAGGAGTTGGAAATGCAATACCAAATACGATTGATGGCAATAATGGTAGTGGAACATTAGTAGTTGGTAGTGGTAGTGGTTCACAAGGAATGACAATTTATTCAGGAAGTGCATCAGGTAATGAAGCAAGATTAACATTTGCAAATGCTTCAAGTGGGGGTGGTGTATATGCTGCTCAAATTACTTATAAGTCTGTTGATAATACATTATTATTTTATAATCAAAATGCAATAAGATTAACAATAGCATCAAGTGGTGCAGCTACATTCTCAAGTAGTGTTACTGCATCAAGTTTAATAAAAAGTGGTGGTACTTCAAGTCAATTTTTAAAGGCTGACGGAAGTGTAGACTCAACTACTTATCAAGGTTCTTTAACATTAACAACCACAGGAACGAGTGGTGCTGCAACGTTAGTAGGTAATACTTTAAATATTCCTCAATATAGTGGTGGTGGTGGTTCAATATCTTTAGCTGCTATTGGTTCTACTCCTAATGCAAACGCAGCTACATTAACCGGTTCAGTATTAAACTTAGAACCGGCTTCGGCTTCTTTTGGTGGTGTGGTTACAACCGGAACACAAACTTTTGCCGGAGCAAAGTCATTTAGTAGTTCAGTAACTATGGCATCCACATTAAGTTTAGTAAATGCAAGTACATCAGTAGGTTTAGATTTAAACAGAGGTTCTGCTACATTATCAAATGCTATTATATGGAAAACATCAGGCACTAATGATTGGTTTTTAGGTTCATCACCATTAGGTAATTCTACTTCAGATTTATCATTATACTCTTATGGTAATAGTTCTGAAATTATAAAAATTACAAAGTCAACAGGAATTGTAACATTTAACAATAATAATGCTAATAACTATATTCAAGTTAGTGATAATAATGGAACTAACGTAGTTTCTTTTGGTTCAATTAGCACAGGAAATGCTTATTTATATTCAGGTTCAGGCAAGTATACAGATATATATAGTAACGCATCTGTTACTATGAGAATATCATCTTCTAATTCAGTTGGTATAGGAACTACAACCATTGGCTCTACTCTACAAGTTAACGGCAATGCAGCCATAGGATATTCAGCGAGTACGGCTGCACCTACGAATGGCTTGGCAGTTAGTGGTAATATTTCAATTGGTACTAATACTGCTACTGCTCCTTTAACTATTTCTTTAACAAGTGGTAATGCTGCGAATATTACTACTTCTCAATCATTTTCAAGTGGATTTTTAGATATATTTCAAATCTTAGCCGCAAACCAAACGGGTGGTGGTTTGTCTTTTAATATTGGTAAGGCTGCAAGTACAAAGAATTTAGGTAAGACTGCTTACATACACGTTGCAAATGGTAGTAATTCAAACAGATTATCTTGGGGATTCTTTGATGCGGATAATCTTTTAAATCTAACTGCCGGTGGTACATTGGGTTTGAACACAACCACAATTGGTAGTACTTTCCAAGTAAACGGAAATGCTGCTATCGGATATAGTGCATCAACTGCTGCACCAACAAATGGTTTACAAGTAGCAGGGGATATACAAGTAGCCGGAACAGGTAGCTCAACCACTACTCCAAGAATTGTAGGTGTTAACGGATTTGGTGCAGGAAATGCTGCAAGGTTTCAATTTGGTGATGCTTTAAATTGTTTTCAAAATGCAAATGGTGGTTTTATGCAAATTATATCCTACCACGCAATGCAAATTTATGGTGGTAGAACATTTGTTGCAACACCTTTTGTTACTTCAGTATCGAATACAGACCCATCATTAAACGTAATAGGAACTGAAACAACAAGACCTACTTTAGTAGTAACTGCTTGTGCATCACAAACTGCAAGTATTCAGCAATGGAGAAACTCAGGTGGTACGGCATTAAGTGTTGTAACATCATCAGGTGCTTTAGGACTTTTAACAACTACTATTGGTAGTACTATTCAGGTCAATGGTAATGCTGCTATTGGATATAGTGCATCAACTGCTGCTCCTACTAATGGGTTATTAGTTGCAGGTGTTATACAAAGTGCTAATACTTATGGTTGGACAATAGGAGAGTTAGCAGGTGCTGCAAGGATTCAACATTCATCAGGTACATTTACTTTATTAACTACTGCAAATGGCTTTGCAAGTTTATCTGCTAATGCAGGTACATTCTCAAGTAGTGTAACGGCAACAGAAGTATATTTATCAACCTCAAATGGTGTAGTTGGAAATATTAATTCAACCAATGCAAATGGTGGTTATTTAACTTGGCAAACAAGTGGTACAACGATTGCAGATATTGGTACTGCTCAACAAATATTTGGTAGTGGTGGTAATGATACTTTTGGTATAAATGCAAGAGGTGCAAGGTCATTAATATTCGGAACTAATAATACGGCAAGACTTACAATAGCTTCTACCGGTGCTGCTACATTTTCATCTTCGGTTACTGCAACATCATTCTTTGAATCTTCTGATAGTAGATTAAAGATTCCTGTTAAAGATTACGAACAACCTAAAGGAATAGAAAATGTTGCTGCAAGAATGTATGTTAAAAATAACAAACAAGAATTAGGATATTACGCACAAGACTTACAAGAAATATTGCCAAGTGCAGTTAGCGAAGGAGAAGATGGATTTTTAAACTTATCATATAGTCAAGTACATACTGCAAAGATTGCTTACTTAGAAGCAGAGGTTGCAGAGTTAAAACAACTTATAAAAAGTTTACTATAATGAAAACTACAAATGCATTAGTAACATATACGGATTTAACAACTATGGGATTAGTTGCTAAGGGAACTCCTGCAACAGGAAGTCGTATTGCTACTAAATCATTTATTAATTCTAATTATTATGTAAATCAATCTGCATCCCCTTATAATACATATACAAGTTTAAGATGCCCTCCATATCAAACTATAGAAGCAGGTTTTACAAATTCAGGAACTCTTTATTATTCAAGTGTATCGACAGAACCTGTTTTTTATACAGGATTTAGTACTCGTGCAGCAGCTTGCGCACATAGTACAGGAGGTTCAGTTACAGTTTATTGGAGTGGTTCATTTGGAAATGGCACAGTTCTTTATTTAGATGCTGATGGTATTGACCAATTTGATGGTAGTGGTTATTTTTCATTAGGTGGGTATTCATTTGAAACAGATGTTGCAACAGTATTTAGCTATCTTGTATGTGGAGCATCAACTGCAGCAGTAGATATTTATAATAATACGGCAGGTACAAATATTACTAATATTACTATAAATGGCGTACAAGTAGATGGAGCAGTTTTCCCTATTGTTGCAGGAGATGGAGCAAGTGCAACAACAACGCAAATAGGTTTATCTTTAACAATAGTTGTATCTTATACAAATGTAAGCAATGATTCTGTTGAGGTTATAGATACTGCTTCTAATCTTACTTGCATAAGCGCAACATCAACAAGTAGAACATTTAGTGGACAAGTTGTATCAGCAAGTGGTACAGTAACAGTTAGTATGTTTGATGGTTCTTGTCCTTAAATTCATTAATTTTACATAAATATTTAAAACAAATAAAACAAAAAAAATGGCAAAAATTCAACCGATTACAACTTGGTTCAACGGTGAACCACAAACTGCATCTAACTTCACATTAAGAAGCATTGCAGATGATTTTACATCAAGTGCTACCCTTTACTATGAACTTCAAAAAGAGATAGTAAATGAGGAATCAGTAAGCTATGAAAACTTAATTACTGCTAATTTAGACATCAATGGTGCTGATTATCAAGAGTGGTCAGCTACTCCTGATGCTAACACTTGGATTTACGATTGGGCAGCTAACAAATTAAAATTAGTTTTAATAAGTGAAGAAACTGAAATTGTAAAATAATTATAAACATATTTAGATAATAAGTATATTTGTAGTAAAATTTAAAAAAATGATTACATTAAACGAACAACAAGTTAAGGAATTAGAGCAGTTTATTAACACAATCCCTACTGCGTATGGTTTACCATTATTGCAATTTTTGGGTAAGTTAAACGCTGAACAAAATCCTCAAACAGAAGTAAAAGAAGATTAAGATGACACAAGATAGCAGTCAAGCATTGGTTAATACAGGCATCAGTTTAACTGCAGCCTCACTAACACTAACACAGGTACAACCTTTTGTAACTTTGGTAGCAGGTTTGACTGCTATTATTTCAGGTATCTTTGCGATTCGTTATTATTACAATGCAACTAAAAAATACAAAGATGATGAAGTTTCTAAATAGTATTTATGGCAGTTGGATAAAAGTCTTTGTATCTGCTGTTCTTACAATGATAATAAGTAAAGGAAATATTTATTTAGTAACATTAGAAGAATGCATTAGTGCAGGAGTTATATCAATTTTGCCTATTATTATAAACTATCTCAATCCTAATGATACTAGATATGGGAAATAAATCTAAGATATTTGCAATTTATTTAATATGTATATTTTTACTTATTGCATTTAGCTGCAATCCTGTGTTAAAAGCAGAACGTAAAGTTTTAAATAATATAGAAAGTAGCGAAAGAGTTTTTAGAGAATTAGAGAAAACTAGACCCTGCGCAAATGATACAACTATAATTACAAAAAATGACACTACCACCATTATTGATACCATTACTAACTACAAAACAGATACAATCAATATTAATGGGATTGAATACATAACTATAAAAGAGAAACCTAAAACAATCGTAAAGACAGTTACTGTCAATAAAGTTCATACAGGCTATATTGTAGATACTAGAAGGTTAGCAATAACTATTGATTCTGTACGTTATTATAAGGAATCTTTGCAGCAAAGTAAAGATACAAGCAAAAAGTGGAGGCTTCGATTTTGGGGTTTATTAGGCATTTTAATTGGATTCATATTAATTAAAAGATTTATATGGTCATTTCTGAACACCTTACATTAGCAGAATTAACTCGTAGTGAATCAGCTAAACGTAGTGGCATTACCAATATGCCAACACCTGAACATATAGCTAATCTTAAACTATTAGCAGAACATATATTTGAGCCAATTAGAGCCAATTTTAGATGCCCTATTTTAATATCTAGTGGTTACAGGTCTAAGGAATTAAATGCCAAAATTGGGGGGTCTAATACATCACAACATTCATTAGGACAGGCTATTGACATTGATATGGATGGCACAACCTATGATGTTTTAAATGTAGACATATTTAACTTTATAAAAGATAAGCTACCATTTGACCAATTAATTTGGGAATTTGGCAATCCTTTAAATCCTGCGTGGGTTCACGTTTCATATTCAGATAGACACAGGAGGCAAATTTTAAAAGCAACTAAAACTAATGGAATTACTAACTACAAACAAATATAATGTTAAAAACAAAACGCAGAAGGCTATACTTCGATATTGAAGTAAGTGCAAACGTGGGTTTATTTTGGCAGTCAGGTTACAAATTACAAATTGGTACAGAGAACATAATCAAAGAACGTGCAGTTATTTGTATATGTTATAAATGGGAAGATGACAAAGATGTCTATTATTTGCAATGGGATAAAAACCAATGTGATAAAAAACTACTACAAGAGTTTATAACTGTAGCAAATGAAGCTGATGAATTGGTAGGACACAATGGTGATAAGTTTGACCTATCTTGGATTCGTACAAGATGCTTACTACATAAAATAGATATGTTTCCTACATATAATACTATAGATACTTTAAAAATAGCACGTTCTAAGTTTAGATTTAATTCAAACAGGCTTGATTATATAGGAAAGTTTTTAGGGTTAGGTCAAAAGAATCATACTAACTTTGATTTGTGGAAAGATATAATGCTAAAAAATTGCACTAAGTCTATGAACACAATGATTGACTATTGCATACAGGATGTAGTTCTATTAGAGAAAGTACACAAGGCATTGAATAATCATATACCTGCTAAGACCCATTACGGAGTTATATTTGGAGGTGATAGAAACAGTTGTCCTGAATGTGGTAGTGATGAAATTGTAAAAAATAATAGAAGGGTTATGGCTTCAGGCTTAGTTAAGATACAAATGAAATGTAAAAATTGTGGTAAGCTACATTCAAAAACTGATAAATAATGAGCAGAATTTTATACTCAATCATTGATGACCTTTTAATTAGAGAAGATAAAGGATTAAAAGAATATGGAACAACAATGGATAGAACTGATTTAAGTGAAGAAGATTGGTTGCAACACGCATACGAAGAAGCATTAGACCTAGCTATTTATTTAAAGAAAATTATAAAAACTAAACAAAATGAAAATGCCAAAAGGTTTTAACAAGTGGTCTTTATTAGAACAAGAGAATTATTTTAATAGCAAGTTGCAGGAAATACATTCTATTGAAACAGAATACAGAAGAATCTTAGCAAAGATTAGAGGTGGTCAAAAGGTTGAGTTAATAGAGATGGATAGACCTGATGAAATATTAATGAAAGCGTGAAGATAAAAATTATATATAAGAAGCTAGGCAGAGAACAAGCACACGGCATTGCCGAAAGTGATGGCATTATATATATTGACCCTAGACTGAAGGGTAGAAAAAAAATGGAAATTATAATCCACGAAATTTTTCACCTGTTAAATCCTGAAGATACAGAGGAACAGGTAGTTGAAAAGAGTATTACCTTAACTAAAATGCTATGGGCATTAGGCTACAGACAGGTAGACAATAGCAAACATCTACCTTTACAGGATGGTAGTAAATAAGTGCGTTGGTCAGTCGCACCCCTGATTATATTACCTTTTTACAGGTCTAACGTAAATTGTCATTTGGTCAAACTCACCTTCTTCTTCTGACCATTTAAAATCAATGTGGTTTAATCTATCACCATATTGATTATCAATTTTTTTAATTACCTTGTCTAATTCTCGCATACCTTTAAAATGGCTAAAGTCTTCTAAATCCCAATCACCATCTTCTTGGTTTGTGTAAATCATTAACTCATAAGTAGTAAAAAAATCAGGGTGGTCAAAAGGTAATTCTTTTGGTAGTTGCCTAATGATGTCTTTAACTTGCATTTTGATAAATGGATTTATCATAGTTGGTTTCGCAGTTTATAGTGTGCCTCACTTTTTTGGTTTATTTCAAAGAGCATAATTAACTTCTTAATTATAATACAATATACAACTTATATACAACATATCCAAATTTATTACACAAACGGTAATATTTAAGGATAAACGGTAATTACTAAATTTTTTAGTATGTCCTGTTTTCTGTCCGGACAAAATATCGGACAATTTTATGTACAAATACCATTCATCATTCTTATTTACCGTTCATCACAAAGTTCAAAAATTTAGTACATAAAAGTTGGATAGTATGTTTAAAGCCTGTAGATTTGCTTTATAAACAAACAAACTATGCAAAATTTACTACAACAATTAAAACCTGAAATCTTAAAGGTTATTGAAGAATCTGCTGAAAAATACCCATCTATTGCAAAAGAATTAAAAGATGAATTACAAAGTCAATATTATGTAAGTGATATGAGATATGGAGCATTTGTTCATTTAAGTGGATATTATTTATCAGTTTATAATCAATTACCTAAGGATGCTTGGGGAATCTTCAATAATTAAAAACAAACATATGACTAAAGAACTACACACCTACACAGAACTATGTATTAAATACGGTACAGAAACTATTGATGCTTTAGATACTTTTATCTATTGGCAAATTCAATACAAAGGCAGAGTTAATGTAAATAATACATTAGTATCTGTAGAAGATTATTTTAAATTCTATCATAAAAAGCCAACCTTATTTGCAGGTTATGATTATGAAGATGATGCGTTTACATTCGGACAATGGATGCAGCATCAGGCTGAAATAGAATATAATAAAATGGCAGAAATTGAGTAACTTTAAAAAAAACAAACAATGAACTTAGTAAAAATTCAAGCTGAATTAAAAGCACCAAAAGGACAATTTAATGCATTTGGTAAATACAAATACCGAAATGCAGAGGACATTATTGAAGCAGTAAAACCTATTTTAAACAAATATGGAACTGCATTAGTTATAAGTGATGAAGTAGTACAGGTAGGTGATAGAATCTATATTAAAGCAACTGCAACACTTTTAGATGATACAGATGATACAGTAAGTGTAAGTGGTTGGGCAAGAGAAGAAGAAGTAAAAAAGGGTATGGATGCTGCACAGATTACAGGTAGCACATCTAGTTATGCTAGGAAGTATGCTTTAAATGGTTTATTCGCAATAGATGATACTAAGGATTCAGATGCTACAAATGAGCATAAAGATGAATTAGGTGAAGAAAAAAGAATGGAACTAATTGTACTACTAGAAAATACAACATATGATAGTACAACAAAAGATTCAATAGCAAATAGAATAAGCCAATATACTACCTTAGAACAGTATAACAAAGCATTAAAAAGTATTAAAGAAAATCAAATTAAATAATATGGAAAATAAATGGGGAATTAAAATTAGTAGAATATCATTACCTGAACAGAAGCCATCATTTAATCAATGGGTTAGAATGTTTAATGTATCTTCTAATTATAAAGACAATCGTAATTTTAATCATTCTTTAAATATAAATTATAATTTTTCAAACATTAAAAACAAACAGTATGAGCCAACAAACACAGGTGCTTAATCACCTTAAAAAAGAACCATTAACTCCATTAGTGGCATTAAGAAAGTATGGAACATTAAGATTAGCTGCATTAGTATTTAATCTTAAAGATGAAGGGCATAATATTATTACCGAAAGAGTAAATGTAGGTACTAAAAATAACCCTAAATTTGTAGCTAAATATTCACTAATTAAAACTAAAAAGTAATGTCAGAAGAAAAAAAGAAGTACGGTGCTTGGAAAAAAGAAACCACAAAAGGTATTGTAATTAATTTTACAATAGAGGGTAAAAGATATTCAATGTGGGAAAACAAATATAAAGATAAAAATTCCCATCCTGACTATCAGATTTATGAAGATACTTATGTAATGAAAAGTGAAAACAAAGATTTAGAATTTTAATTATGACAAACAAAGAAGAAATATACGCTGCATATGTGATGCAAAAAGATAGCTTTAACTACCTTCAAAATCTATTAATTAAAGAAGGGGTTATTTTAGATGATGTTAGAATGCCTGTTACGGATAAAAATATCAAACCTGAAAAGATTGTTCAGTTAGTAGAAGAAGTTTTTAGTACAGATATTAAAGCAAACAATAGAAAACAAAAAACAGTCTTTGGCAGACAGGCAGCAGCTTATATGTTGAGAATGTACACAAGGTTGAGTTTATCAGAAATTACATCATATATTGGTGTAAAAGACCATACAACAGTATTATATTCTATAACTAAATGTAGGGATATTATGCACACAGAGTATTGGTTTAAAGAAAAAATAGAACAACTTTGTGAGGAAATGGATAAATATGCTTTATATTTGTCTACAAAATAATCAAGAACTAAGTCGCATTTAGTTTATTAACAATATTGGGGGGATGATGAACTGCTAATGCGACTAGCAGGGAATCTGAACCCCATTTTTATTTTATGTCAAAAGACCCTGCATTTTTATTTTACCCTAATGATTACATAGGGGGAACTATGGGTATGACCTTTGAGGAAAAAGGAGCATATATGGAACTACTAATGTTACAATTTAATAGAGGTCATATGACCACACATATGATAGGTCAAACGGTTGGTCAAACGTGGGTCAAGATACAAGACAAATTTATAAAAGATGCCGATGGTCTATGGTATAATGAAAGGTTAGACCTAGAAAAAGAAAGAAGGAAAACTTTCACGGAATCTAGGCGCAACAATGTTTCAGGTAAAAATCAATATACTAAAAACAAAGAAAAAGAAGTAGGTCATATGACCACACATATGATAGGTCATATGGAAAATGTAAATATAAATGTAAATACTAAAGATTTATTTATAAATAATATAAAAGAGTATGAAGAAATTTTAGGTGATTCATTTACAGAATTTGTAGAATATTGGTGTGAACCAAATAAAAATGGTAAATTACGTTATGAACTAGAAAAGTTCTTTGATGTAAAAAGAAGAATTAATACTTGGACTAAAAACAAACTAAGATATGGAAATTCAAAAACATTTAACCCAACTGCCACAAGCAAAGAACGAATGGATGCCCTTGCAAAGTGGGTACATAGTTGATAATGCTATAGCTGAAGCATTTAAAGGTAGTAAGCTAAATCTAGTTTCTCCTGTAACACTAAAAGAAAACTTAGCATATATCTTTACTTTACTAGGATTTACAAAGTATCCTGATACACAGGAAATGATTGTAATTGAAGATTTTATTAGGACTAGCTATCCATTTTTTACAGTTGAGGAGTTTAGACTAGCTTTTAAAATGGCAGTACAGGGTAAGTTAGATTGTAGCACAGAACACTATGAAAAGTTTAGTCCAAAATTTATTGGTCAAGTTATGGCAGCCTATACAAAAAAAGCACTAGAAGTAAGAAAAATGATAAAACCTATTGTAAACGAAATAGAACCACCTAAATTATCTGATGATGACATTGTATCATTTACTAAGAAAGAGTGGCTTAATTCGGCTAAAAATGACTTTAACAGGGTATTTAATGCTGATAAGGTATTTGCAATTTTGATAAAGCAGGGAAAATTAAAGTTTCAGGAACACGAAATGTTAGAAATTATAAAGATTGTTAGAGAAGATAACCTTCAAAAAATGAATAAATTGTATGGGATAGATGCAAAGAATTTTAGACAATCAATTAAAGACAATGATTTTGTAGATACACAATGTAAAAAATTAGCACTTGTTAAATACTTTGAAGGTCTATCAAGTTAAGTATACACACTATAGTACAGTAAAATATTGCTATACTATTAACTTTTTTGACTGCTACCCAACTAGACAGGATGCCATTGATGGCACAAATAGATTATTATTTAAAAAACAATTTTACGAATTACTATGGACATATCGGCAAACGACCTAACTAAATGGGCAAAAAAAAATTTAGAATATATTGGGTACAGGCTTAACAGAGTTAACAATATACCATACGGAAAACGTAAAGGAACTATCCAAAAAGGATGGGCAGACCTTCAAGGTTACACACCTGAAGGTAGGTATGTTGCAGTTGAAGTTAAAAAAATAGGCGACAAATTAAGTCCTGAACAAAAAGAAAGACTGCAAGATATTCATAATTGTCAGGGATTAGTATATATTTGTACTGAAAAAGATAATCAGCCTGTACTAATTGAATGGATAAAAATAAAATTATAGAGCAATATTGGCTTAATGATGAAGTCAATCAGGCATTTGCAAAGATGCAGCCTGAAGAATTGCAGTATGATTTAAAGGTTGAGGTATTTATGGTTTTATTAGAAATGGATGATGCAAAGTTATTTGGGCTATACGAAAGAAATGAAATTAGATTTTACATAGTTAGAACTATGCTAAATATGATAAAGTCAGATAGAAGTCAATTTTGGAAAAAGTATAGAAACTATACAGAATATAAAGGTAATGAAGTAGCTGATGTACAAGATAACTGTATTATGGGTTTAATGGAAAAAGGAGTTGAAAAACTTCATTGGTATCAAAAGGAAATTTTAAGGCTATATACATTTGATTTTAATAAGAATGCAAAAGAGTTAAGTAGACAAACAGGCATTCCTTATATGTCAATTATAAGAACACTAAAACAAACTAAAACTGAACTAAAAAAACACATTCGGAAATGATTCAAATAATTTTAACAAGTGTCTGTGCATCATTATTTTTTATTACTATCCACAACCTGCATCGTAAATGGGGAATCAACTTCAAGCCTTTCAGTTGTGGAAGTTGTTTGGCTTCGTGGATTGCAGTTGTATTATATTTCTCACCTCAATTAATTTTAGACATTGCAAGTGTTTTATTTATATCAGGTGTATTAGCTGCTATTACAGAAACTTTAATTTATAAGATATGGAATTAGTAGACAGATTATATTTAAAAGAGCATTACAATAATTACGAGACATCACAAAGTGGTTATCTTAGGAACTTGGATTTATCTATAATGAAAACCTATGAGGCAATATATAGAAAATATATAGACCCTAACTTTATTTTAACTATATGGTGTGGTAACTGTAGAATGGATATGGTAGTTAGATTGTACAAATACTATAATAGTTTACCAATAGAAAACCTTTTAGAACCAAAAAAGCGTGGTCGCAAACCAAAAACAAATGGCTAATTTTATACATCCAACTGCGATTATAGGAGACAATGTTACACTAGGTGATAACAATTATATAGGTGCTTATTGTATTATAGGCGACCCTGCTGAACACAAAAAGTATTGGGATAAAACAAAAGGAAAAGTTTTTATAGGTAATAACAATATAATTACAGGGTTAGTTACTATTGATGCAGGAACTGAAACTAATACTTATATAGGCAATGATTGTTTTATTATGAAACACGCACATATAGGACACGATTGTATTATAGATAATAAAGTTACAATCAGTTGTGGTGCAAAGATTGGTGGTCATTCTATCATAAATGATAAATGTAACATAGGGTTGAACGCAGTATTGCATCAATTTTCAGTTATATTAGAAGGTTGTATGATTGGAGCAAGTGCATTTTTTAAAGGGGAATCAGAACAATATACAAAATATGCAGGAGTTCCTGCAATAAAATTAGGAGAAAACAAGCCACGATGAACGCAATAATATATCTAAACTACCAAAATAGAAACATAGATACATTGTTTCATAACATTAAAAATGCAGGTAAGCATATTGACTTAATAAGCATTGTAAATGAAACAGGAATATCTAATGCAATCAATAAAGGATTAAGGCAGTTAAATAATATTGACTTTGTAACGATTATGGGTAATGATATACAAGAGCCTGATAATTGGTTGCAGATTAGAAATGACTATATGCAAGATATAAGCGTAGGTATTTGTTCAATTCCATTAGGAGGCTTTAACGGTGATTCATTAGACCTGATTGGGAACTTTACTATTAGCGCAGAAACAATAAAAAGACTTGGAGCATTTAATCAGGAACTAGACCCATACGGAGCAATAGACTTAGACTACTGTACTAGATGTAGAGCATCAGGATTGCATACAAAGTATATACCAAATATAAAAGCTACTCATATTGAACAGAATGGCGTAGATGCTTATGGGTATAATAAAATGGACTTAGTTAAAAAAACTTGGGATTTACATAATCAAAACGTATCTGAATACTCAAACGGAACTAAATCATTTTATATTCCATTATGAGAATACTAGCAATAACAAGTAAGTTTAGTGGTGTTGGGTATCATAGAATAATGATGCCATTAGTAAATATGCGCAAAGATTATTGTATGATAACAGATACAATAAATGAAGCAGTATTTGATAATAATTACGATATAGTAATATTTAATAGATTTTTATCTTCAACAGATGCAAAGGTATTAGTTGAGATGAAGTTAAAGTATAACTTTAAATTGATTGTAGATAATGATGATTATTGGATTTTACCACCTACTCACATACTTTCAGAAAGATACAGAGATAGTAACATTACAGAAATTATTATAGAGTATATGAAGGTGGCAGACCTATGCACCTGTACGCACGAAAGACTAGCAGAAGAAATATACAAGTACAATACCAATGTAGAAATATTACCAAATGCTTTACCTTATGGTGAGGAGCAGTTTCAAGATAACAAAATAGAATCTAATATGGTTAGATTATTTTGGTCAGGTTCAGGCACTCACGTTCCTGATTTAGACATTCTTAGAAATCCAATGAAGAAGATTAACTTCCCTGTAAGAACAGTTATAGCAGGATACAACTTAGGTGAGAAACATTTATGGGATAGAATGATTGGAGTATTTACAAACGGATTAAAGCTGAACCCTACTATATATGACTATGCAGAAGTAAGCAAGTATATGGGTGCTTATGCTGATTCTGACATTAGCATCATTCCTTTAATAGATAATAAGTTTAGTGCTATGAAATCTAACCTAAAGGTATTAGAAACTGCATCAAAGAAAAACCCTGCTATAGTTAGCAACGTACACCCTTATAAAAATATGCCTGTATGCTATGTAAACAACCAACAGGATTGGTACAAATGGATTAAGCTACTAACCTTTGATGAAGCAGCTAGGGTAGAATATGGTCAGAAGCTATTTGATTACTGTAATACTAACTTTAACCTGCACACCATAAATAACAAGAGATTTGCTATTTATAATAAATTGATAGGTAATGCCGATATACAAATGTAGCAACGGAAAGTACAGAATTGGTACAGGTGGTTGCGTTTATGACACAGAAGAAAAAGCTGCTAAAGTATGGGCAGCAATTATAGCTAGTGGTAAATATGAGGAAACTTATAATGATTATCCTGAATCTGCTAGTAACAATGCAAAGAGAGCATTAAAATGGGCAGATGAAAATGGTTGGGGTGATTGTGGAACTGCAGTAGGTAAAGCAAGGGCAAATCAATTAGCGAATAAAGAAAACATATCTAGGGATACTATAGCTAGGATGGCATCATTTAAAAGGCATCAACAAAGTAAAGATGTACCATATTCAGAAGGTTGTGGTGGCTTGATGTGGGATTGTTGGGGTGGTACTTCAGGTATTGAATGGGCAATTAATAAGCTAAAGCAAATAGATAAATAATGGAATACTGTATACAATTTGGTAACTTTAGAATATCATTAGGAGTATTAACAGAAACTATACAATTAGGTATATCAATAGGATATTCAGTAGATGAGTTTGCACAATTACATAAGAGTTTAAACATAGGATTCATATTCGTATCTTTGAACTTTATATTAATGAATGAAGAAGCACACTAAAATATATCTAGATTACTTTGGTTATGGCATAGAAGATTTTATTCCGTGTGAATCCTGTGGAGCAAAGGCAGTAGACATACATCACATAGAAGCAAGAGGAATGGGGGGTGATAAAAAGGCTGATGATATTAAAAACCTTATGGCATTATGTAGGCAATGTCATTTAGTTATGGGGGATACTAAAACACATATGGACTATTTAAAAACTAAACATAAAGAAAAACTAGGATGATAATACTACCTGCACAAATAGAAGGGTTAACATCAAGAAAGGATAAGACCATTAAAGTTACCTTTGGCACACAGGAACTATCACCTGTAGATGCAGCACAGGTATTCCAACTTAACCAAAGATTCTGTTACATAGCTATCAAAGAGGAATCATTTCAACAGGATGAACTAGATAACTTAGATGATATTAAAACAGACCTAGATACAAATAAGACCCCATCACAAAGATTGAGGGGAATTTTATATATAAACTATCAACAGAACAACGATGGATACAAAGACTTTAGCACATATTACATAGCAAAGATGGAGGTATTGTGTGAACATTTTAAAGCAAAATTGGATAAATAAACAGAAATATTACAGAAATGCCATTTGAAAAAGGAGTTACACCAATAGGAGCAAAACCATTTGAAGCAGGAGAATCAGGCAATCCAAATGGTAGACCTAGAAAATATGTCAGCCTGTTAAAAGAACAGGGATATAAACTATCAGAAATAAATGATAGTATTCAGGCTTTAATGTCTATGGATGAAGAAGAATTAAAATCAGTTAGCACAAATGACAAAGCAACTGTACTAGAAAAGACAGTAGCAAAAGCCATATTAAAGTCTATGAGCAATGGCAGCCTGTATTCTTTGGACACTTTACTTACTAGAGTATATGGCAAACCAAAGGAGCAAATGGATATTAAGTCAGATAATAAAATAGAAGTAATCTTTGTAGATGGTAAAACCATTTTATAATGCAGATATTCTTACCTAATCCTCACGCAAACCAACAAAGAATCCTAGAATGTGATAAGCGTTTTAGGGTTGTGATGTGTGGTCGTAGATTTGGTAAGTCAGAACTATCACAGATACTTTCTGTTACATATGCCGTTAAAGGTCTCTCTGTGGCTTATATTACCCCTACTTATGGACTAGCTAAGGTTTTCTTCAGTAAGCTGACTGAATCTCTAGAATTGCCTAAAAATAAGTCTGATTTAAAAATAGAGTTTCCCAATGGTGGACAGGTAGAATTCTTTACAGGTGAACGATTAGATAACCTAAGAGGTAGAAAGTTTCATTTAGTAATAATAGATGAAGCATCCTTCATACCTGACCTAGAAGCAGGATGGCAAAATAGTATTAGACCAACTTTAACCGATTACAAAGGGAAGGCAATCTTCTTATCTACCCCTAGAGGTAAAAACTATTTCTATAGCCTGTTTATGAAAGCAGGTGAAAATGATTGGGCATCCTTTAAGTTTACGAGTTATGACAATCCATATATAGACCCACAAGAAATAGATGAAGCTAGGATGCAACTGCCAAATGTAGTATTTGAGCAGGAGTATATGGCTAACCCATCAGAGAATAGCGCAAACCCATTTGGTAACAAGTTTATTCAGGATTGCGTTAAGCCAATTAGCAACCAACAAATAGTTGCATTTGGTATTGACCTTGCAAAGTCTGTAGACCATACAGTAATCATAGGTCTTGATAATGCAGGGAATGTTGCTTATTTTGACAGGTATCAAATGGATTGGCATAATACTAAGGAGAATATAAAGAGGCTGCCTAAATGCCCTATATTGGTAGATAGCACAGGTGTAGGAGACCCTATCCTAGAGGACTTACAAAGGGAAGGTATTGCAATAGAAGGTCTAAAGTTTACGAGTTCAAGTAAGCAGCAACTTATGGAGGGTCTTGCAACTGCCATACAACAACGTAAAATAGGATTTCCTGAAGGCGCAATAACAAATGAACTGCAGGTCTTTGAATATCAGTTTACGGCTAATGGCGTTAAATACTCTGCACCATCAGGATTCCACGATGACTGCGTAATGGCATTGGCTTTAGCGTGGTCTAACTTTAGCATTAGAAGGGGGTCAGGTAGGTATTCTATGATGTAATTACCGTTCATCAGCTTTATTTACCGTTCATCACAAAGTTTAAAAATAGTTGGCAATATGTTTGGAAAGTGTAGATAACATAGTATATCTTTACTGTATCAAAAAAAACCAACATTATGAACAATCAATTTTTACAAGTAGCAAACAAATTTAGAAAGAACTTAATTACTGCAGGTGAACTTTGTGAAGCAGGTAGTAAATGTACTTTAGCTGAAGTTTCTGAAGTTAATGAGTTTATTTACAATGCAGAAAAAAGATTAAAAAAGTATTTAAATGCTAGACCAAAACTTAAATACCCTGTTAAAAAATACATTAGTTATTATATGTATTCTGATGTTTTAGCATATGAAGTAATAAGACAGGTTAGTCCTACTGTAGTTGAAGTAAGAGCATTAGAAACTAAGCAGGTTGTTTTCCCTAAACAATTTCACATAGGTGGATTTTCTGCTCATTGCTCTGATAATTACAATCAAGCGTATGAGTACACTAGCAATGAAAAAGCACCAATAGTTAGAATACATTTATCAAGCAAAGGTTGGGGAAAGGGCAAATGGGGAATGAGTGAAAAACCTTATAAGCACTATGACTATAACTTCTAAATAACCCACACAGGGGTGCGACTGAACAACGCACATTTTTATTATGAAAAATTTAAATATAGGAACTATTATTGAATATAAAACTGCTAATGGTATTTGGGTAGAATCAATAATATATAAAATATCAAATTCTTTTGTATGGTTCAAAGGTTCAGGATATGATAGAATAGCTAAAAAAACTTTTGAAAATTACCCATCTTTATATAGAATAAAATAAAAATTATGAAAAACAAAAACACACAAGCCGTTATTATTCTTATATTCGCATTCTTAGTAGTTGCGATATATCAAAACATTTAAGAGCATACCACCCTGAGATATTAAATATTTAAAAAACAATAAATAGTAATTACGGAACTTAGGGTGGTTTTTTTAATTTAATTGTATTATCTTTACTAAAATAAAGGCATTATGTGGAATAAAATAAATGTTTGGCAATATCAGCAGATATACAATGCTCTTAATACAAAGGAGAAGAATGCAACTGACTTAGACCTAGAAGTTAAATTGGTAGGCATAGTCAATAACTTGACTGAAATGCAAATAGATAGCCTTCCTTTAGATGAATACAAAGAGTTAAGTAAAACTATAGCTTTCTTAAATGAACCGATACAAGGCACTCCTAAGAAGCATATAGGCATATCACACAATAAGAGGTACAAGATTAACTATGATATTAGCAAGATGCCATTTGCAAGGTATATAGAAAGTAAAGTATTTAGTGAAGATTTATATGGCAACCTGCATAAGTTAGCAGCTACAATGGTAATACCACAAAAGAGAAAATTTGGTATTTGGTTCAATGAAAAGTACGATGCAGGTATGCATCAGGAATATGCTAATGATATGCTAAATGCTAAGTTTGTTGATGTTTATCATTCATTGGTTTTTTTTTATCAAGTATACAGAAATTGGATAGAAGTTTCACAGGGTTATTTGGAGAAGAAATTGCAGGAAGCAGGGATGAATCAGGAACAAGCGAAAGAGGTGGTTCAAAGTTTATGCATTATTTTGGATGGCAATATTCCACCAAACTTATTGCAGAGTACGAAAATTGCAAAGTTAGCGAAGCGTATGAACTTAGCACAATAGAGTGTTTAAACATATTGTCCTATCTAAAATCTAAAACAGATTACGATAACGAACAGATAAAAAAGATTAGATAAGGTTTTCATAGTTGGATTTTTGGTTTACTTCCCCATCCCTAAAAAGGTGGGGATAGTTATTTTAAGTGTATAATTCTATTTATTGTATGAGCATATCCAAAGCACAGGCACAAGCAATAGCAGATGGCTTCCTAAATACAATAGGTGAACAACCTATGAAAGAGGGAGAACTACCTATTATTGAAAGACTGTTAAAAGACTTTGGTGCTGATTTTATCACAACTGCTCAAAAAAACCTAAAAGCAAATGGGTCTATTGCTTCAGGTGCTATTGATGATATTCGTATGAATTTCACTAAATTTGGCACATCATATACTATTTCTTTGGGGTATCCTAAATCAGAAAAGGCTTCAAAGTATTGGGATTTCATAAACAAAGGGGTAAAAGGAACTAAAAATATAAAGGCAGATTCAAAGACACCTTATAAATTTAACCCATCTAAAAAGAGTATTCCAATATCAGCAGTACAGGGATGGTTGGGATATAATAAATTAAAGGTAAGTTCAGTAAAAAAATATAGCAAACTAGGTGTAGAATTAAAAGCAATAGATAGTAAAAAGTCATTAGCTTATGTTGTAGCTAGGTCAATACATAGAAAAGGTATTAGGTCTACTCATTATTTTGACAATGCAGAAAAAGAAGTATTTGGTAAAAACTTCTATGATATTATGGAGGCTGCACTAGGCAAAGATATTCAAATTAAAATTAGACAAATCGGTAAAGAAATAAACAATGGCAATAACAATTCAAAGTAGTCCTGCACCTTATTCAAGTATGCACGATGACTTATGGTACGTTTCTAGTTCAAATAATGTAGGAGAAACTGCATTTAAATTTGTGTATGATGTGTACGTTAATGGCGCACAGGTAAGCAGAACTAAGGTATACCCATCACCATCAGCAGAAGGTAGCTATGGTGTATTTAACGCATCACCAATGGTTAGGGCATATGTTACAAACTACTTTGAACCATCAGGTAGTTCTATTCTTGTTGCATCTAATGATAAAATTAAAGTTAATTCTACAATACAGGTAGGAGAAGAATATGTAAGTGGTGGTAACTTACTAACTAATGCAGGTCTAGTATCAGGCGCATTAAGTGCTTATAACTATTACCCACCATTGTTTGCAGATATTCTTTTTGTTAATAATAATACACCATTGGTTTTATCAGATTATTATGACAATCTTTTATTAGAAAACTTTACAGATGATTGGATTACAGAAAGGGATGCAGAAAATATAACAATAGAATACGGAGACAATTTTTATGCTACATATTTTAAAATTACTGCAGGTACATACTTTGCTTGGATAGAAACTATTAATGAATCAGGAACAGTTATAGATACTGTTAGTGGTGGCATTACGTTTACAGGCGAAATGAACCTTTTTAATTGTCAGGCAGGACATATTAATACTTTTGCAGGTAGAACTTTAATAACAGAAGATACATATGGGTATAATGTTTATTTAAAAAGAGGGGTGGCAGTATCTAGAAAGCTACAGTTTAAACAAAAGTGTTATCCTAAATATAAGCAGTATAACTTACATTTCTTAAATAGATTAGGAGGTTGGGATACAATGAAATTTGCCCTAGTTAATAAGAGGTCAACAAGTGTAGAAAGGGCATCATATAGGCGCAATGATTGGCAGTTATCAGGTAATACAATGACTAACATAGATGCTTACAATAAGTACAATGAAACGACTTTAAACTATGCTATTCAGCATAAGGATAAATTTCATCTTATTTCTGATTGGGTTAGTCAACAGGATTACGAATGGTTAGCACAATTATTTGCAAGTACAATAGTTTATATGGAGGTGCAAGGTGCATACTTCCCTGTTACAATTAGCAGCACAAATTACGAATACAAGTTAGAAACTTCAGATAAGCTATTTAACTTTGAAATAGATATTGAGGTTGGTAAATATATAACAAGTCAATTTAGATAATGATAAGTACAGAGATATATATTGAAGGATACAAATTAGACTTATTGCAAGATATAAGTACAGAATTTAATTATACAATAGATGATGTTAAAGACTTTGGCAGTAGAAATACTTCGTATTCTAAGACTATTAATATTTCAGGTACGGCTACAAATAATAAAATATTTGGTTTTATTTTTGACTTAGGTAATGCAAATTTTACTGACAATAGTTTACCTAATGTTAACTATAATTTTAATGCATCAAAGTCAGCACAATGTAGAATCTTTATAGATAAAGTACAGATATTTAAGGGTACATTAAGAATATTAGAAATTGTAGTTGATAACAAAACTATTGAATACCAATGCTCTGTTTTTGGAGAATTAGGTGGTTTTATAACTGCATTAGGAAATAAAAGATTATCAGGTAATACTAATATTGATGATGATTTAGATTTTAGCGCATACAACCATACTTATAATATTACAAACATTAAAGCAAGTTGGGATACTATTGCAGGGTCAGGGTATTATTACCCATTGATTGACTATGGCAATGTAAGTACTGACAAAGTAAACTTTCAAGTAAGTGCATATAGACCTGCTTTGTATGTTAAAGAATATATACAAAAGATTTTTGCAGGTACAGATTATACTTATACATTAGATTTATTAGCAGGAGACCAACAACTTTTTGATAGACTTGTAATACCACATAATCAAAAAAGTTTAACTAAAACAACAGGTAATTTAAATGTAGCTACAAGAACAACTAATTTAGAAATCACAGGTACAAGTGCAGTTGCATTTGATACAATTACAGGTTCAGGATTAACTGTAGGTGGTGGTGGTAGTACTTTCACATATTCAGGTTCTGTCTCTATAAACTTAAAGATGCAATACACTTTTGGTGGAGATTCTACAAGTGGCACATTTAATATTTATAAAAATAGCACTATAGTTTATACTTCTAATTTTGTAGGGGGATTTGGAATAGATGAAGGATTTGAATTGTTAGTAAATACAGGAGATGTTATTATATTTAGGTTTACAAATACTGCACCTAATAGAGATGACCCACCTGTTTTATTAACTGAAGCACAGGTATCATTTTTTTCAGATTCATTTGTTCCTGTACCTGTAAATTATAATGATTCATTAGTTATTAATGATACAATACCTAGAGGTGTATTTCAAAGAGATTTCTTTTTAAGCATAGTTAAAATGTTTAACTTATATGTTTATGAAGATATTTGGAATGATAAAAAAATAATTATAAAGCCTTACATTAACTTTTATTCTGATACAAGTGCTAATGCTTTAGATTGGTCTAATAAAATTGACAGGTCTAAGCCTTTGAGTATTAAGCCTATGAGTGAATTAAATGCAAGATATTTTAATTATAAGTTTAAGCAGGACAATGATTTTTATAATGAGAACTATACTAAAAAATTTAATGAAGGATATGGTGATAGAATTTATGATACTGAATATGATTTTAGCAAAGAAACAGATACTCTTGATGTAATATTTGCTTCTAGTGTATTGTATCAAAAGGTAGGCACAGATAAGATATACCCTGCTATTTATAAAGTATCAGATAATAACACCAAAGAGAACTCAATGGATTGTGTTATTAGAATATTACAAGCTAAAAAGATAACAGGAAGAACAAGCCATAATATATTAAACGGAGTAACAGTAGTTGATACTGTAACTACTTATGGATATGGTGGGCATCTTAATGACCCTTTTACACCTACAAATGATATTAACTTTGGTGCGCCATTTGAAATACAATATACTGCAACTACATTCCCAACTGCAAATGTTTTTAATGCATATCATAGTAATTATATTGCAGAAATAACAAGTAAGGATAGTAAACTATTAACCTGTTCTGCTTTATTAAATACAGTAGACATAAATAATTTAGATTTTAGCAAATATATTTGGATAGATGGGGTTCTATTTAGATTAAATACGGTTGAAAATTTTAACCCTATGGAATATAACACGACCAAAATAAGTTTATTAAAAGTAATTGAAACAACATACTAATGGCAGAGAATTTAAATTTAAACGTAAACGTAAATACATCAGGTGCTGAAAGCTCTATAGGTTCACTTAAAAAGCAACTTAGAGAAGCACAGAATGAGGTAGTATCTTTGTCAGATAAGTTTGGTGCTACATCTTCAGAGGCAGTTAAAGCTGCACAAAAAGCAGCCGAACTTCGTGATAGAATTGGTGATGCCAAATCATTAACAGATGCATTTAATCCTGATGCAAAGTTTAAAG